GTACTACAAGAGATAGAAGCAGATTTTTCAACAGAGGATGAAGCAATCAGAAGAGCAAGAATGTTTTGTGATGATATGTATAGTACTGCAACATCTAGAGCATATAAAGGTATGGCATCTATGTTAGATAGATTAGCTAGATACATGGAGACTACACCAATTACTGCAGGTAGAGATGGAAATATAAACTCATTAGTAGCAGCAGCTAAAAACTTTGACCAGATAAGATTATCTTTCAAAGGTGTATATAAAGATTTACAAGATGAGCAATCTAGTAAAGTACGTGGAGGAATTGGTTTATCTTATGACTCTTAAAAGCAACTAGTTATGGAAAATATATATACAAATATACCAACCTGGGATAATGGTACCTGGACTACTACATCTTTTGATAGTAGAAAAGATTTTGGTGATTATATAAAATCAATATTTAAAGAACCAGGTGAGTATGCATTTGATGATAATACTAATACCATATTTAATTCTGAGTCCACAAAATTCAATAAGGATAAAGTATATTGTGTAGCTCCATTTAAATCTAAGGATTTTATTAAATACTGGGATGACCAGAAAGCTAAATGTAGATTAGGTGTAATAGTAAAGTCAAAAAATAAGTCTTGGTATCTTACTAGAGATTACTACATGTGGTTAAACTTCTTACCTATCTTTGATAAGGAGGAGCAAAAGTTTGGATTTGCTAAGATAAGAGATGCTCAATATCACATGGCGTTATATGAAATACTTGCAGAGATAAACTACATGCACGTAGCTATTCTTAAAAAACGTCAGATAGCATCATCATATTTTCATGCAGGTAAACTTATTAACCAGTTATGGTTTGAAGCAGGGGTTACTCTAAAGATGGGGGCCTCCCTGAAAGATTACATTAATGAGAAAGGTACATGGAAATTCTTATCTGAATATGCAGCATTCTTAAATGAGCACACGGCATGGTATAGACCTATGTCTCCAGACAAGGTAATGATGTGGCAACAAAAGATTGAGATAAGAAAAGGTGATAGAAAAGCTGAAGTAGGACTTAAAGGTACTATGCAAGGTATGTCATTTGAAAAAGATCCAACAAATGGTGTTGGGGGTCCGGTTAAGTTCTTCTTTCATGAAGAGGCAGGAATTGCTCCTAAGATGGATACTACATTTGGATATATCAAACCAGCACTTAAATCAGGTATGATAACTACTGGTTTATTTATAGCAGCAGGATCAGTTGGGGATTTGGATCAATGTGGTCCTTTAAAGAAGATGATACTTGATCCTACTAGTAATGATATCTATCCTGTAGACACTAATCTTATAGATAAGGATGGTACACTTGGTCAGTCAGGTTTATTTATACCTGAGCAATGGTCAATGCCTCCTTACATAGATGACTATGGTAATTCACTTGTTGAAGAAGCATTAGTAGCATTAGATGAATACTTTGAAGAGATAAAGAGAAACAAGGAAGCTAAAGATTATCAACTTGAGGTTTCTCAGCATCCAAGAAATATAGAAGAGGCATTTGCATTTAGAAAAGCTGCCAAGTTTCCTCCACATTTAGTTAATGCACAGATAAGAAGAATAGAAGAAAAAGAATATTCATCAGAGCACTTGGATATATCTAGAGATGAGACAGGTAAAGTTAAAGTAAAATCTACAAGTAAATTACCCATATCAGAGTTTCCTATATCTAAAAAGACTGAAGATAAAACAGGTACATTAGTAGTATGGGAAAGACCAGTACCAGATCCTACATATGGAATGTACTATGCAAGTATTGACCCGGTTGCAGAGGGTAAGACAACTACCTCAGAATCACTATGTTCCATATATGTAATGAAAGCACCGGTTGAAGTGACTAAGATTACTAATGGTGAACCTGAGACATTTATAGAAAGAGATAAAATTGTAGCAGCATGGTGTGGAAGATTTGATGATATCAATAAAACACATGAGAGACTAGAACTTATTATTGAATGGTATAATGCCTTTACAATTGTAGAGAATAATATTTCTCAGTTTATCAATCATATGTTAGCAAGAAAGAAACAGAGATATCTAGTACCAAGAAACCAAATAGTATTCTTAAAAGATGTAGGAGCTAATGCTAATGTATTTCAAGAGTATGGATGGAGAAATACTGGTGTACTATTCAAGAATCACATGATCAGTTATACACAAGATTTCTTATCTGAAGAGATAGATCATATTCAGAAAGATGATGGTACTACTGTTAAGATACATTATGGGGTAGAAAGGATTCCAGATATTATGTTACTCAAAGAGATGCAAGCTTACCAGGACGGACTCAACGTAGATAGACTTGTAGCTTTTGCTGCATTAGTATCTTTCTTAAAAATACAACAAGCAAATATAGGTTATGCAAAGAGAGTAGTGATGGATGATGCAAGTAAAAAGTTGGATAATCAAAAAAATTTGTATACCTTAAAGAGTAGTCCTTTTAGACATATGGGTAGAAGTGGATTGGGTGAAAATAAAAAATTAAATAGATCACCATTTAAAAATTTAAAATAAAAAGATATGCAAGTATATAATGCTTTACAATTAAAAAAGGGTGCTAAAACTGAACACAACAGATTAGGTAGTATTACGCAACCATTACAGTTTATCCCTAAAAAAGAAAAGGATGACAAGTGGGCTGCTTGGAATCTTGACTGGTTAGAGTGGAATGGTCTTAAACAGATTAAAAGAAATGCCCGTAGGTTAATGAAGAACTACAAATTAGCAAAAGGTGTTATAGATAAATCTGATTATATAGTTGAAGAAGATAATGATTATAGAGATATAATTGAAACTCTTACTAAAGAAGATGCATCTGCACTTGAGTTAAAGTTTTATCCTATCATCCCAAATGTTATTAATGTTCTTGTAGCTGAGTTTGCTAAAAGATCAAGTAAGTTATCATACCGTGCAGTTGATGAAGGATCTTATAATGAGATGATGGAGCAAAAAAGACAAATGGTAGAAGATGTGCTTATGTCTGATGCAAGCATGAAGATTATTGCAGCAATGGTAGAGCAAGGTCTTGATCCAGAATCTGAAGAGGCACAACAACAATTAAATCCTGATAAACTTAAATCATTACCTGAGATTGAACAATTCTTTAAAAAGGATTACAGATCAATGGTTGAACAGTGGGCTACTCACCAACATGAAGTTGATGTTGAAAGATTTAGAATGGATGAGTTAGAAGAAAGAGGATTCAGAGATATGCTTATTACAGATAGAGAGTTCTGGCACATGCGTATGATGGAAGATGATTATGATGTTGAGTTATGGAATCCTGTACTTACATTCTATCACAAATCTCCTGATGCTAGATATATATCTCAATCTAACTGGGTTGGTAAAACAGACATGCTTACAGTAGCTGATGTTATTGATAAGTATGGTTATATGATGAATGAAGATCAAATGGCATCACTAGAAGCTATTTACCCAATTAGATCTGCAGGATATAATATTGGTGGTGTACAGAATGACGGATCTTTTTATGATGCTACTAAGTCTCATGACTGGAATACTAATATGCCTTCATTAGGTATGCGTCAATACTCTACAGCTGCAGCTAATAATATCTTTAACAGTGGAGATATAATCAATTATATTTTAAGAGAAGGTGAAGATTATTATGACCAAGGTACTGCATACTTATTGAGAGTAACTACAGGATATTGGAAATCTCAAAGAAAAGTAGGTCACTTAACTAAAGTTACTGACTCAGGTGAAGTAATCACTGAAATAATAACTGAAGACTATAAAGTAACTGATAATCCTATATATGATACAAGACTCTTTAAAAATAAAACTAAAGACAATTTAGTATATGGAGAGCACATTGATTGGATATGGATTAATGAAGTATGGGGTGGTGTAAAAGTTGGACCAAATATTCCATCATTTTGGGGTATGAATAATCCAGGTGGGTTTACTCCTCTATACATAGGTATTGATAAACAAAACATAGGACCATTAAGATTTCAATTTAAAGGTGACAACTCTATCTACGGATGTAAACTACCAGTAGAGGGTGCAGTATTCTCAGATAGAAATACTAAGTCAACTGCATTGATTGATTTAATGAAACCATTTCAGATAGGATATAACATTGTTAATAACCAAATAGCAGATATCTTAGTAGATGAACTAGGTACAGTGATACTACTAGATCAGAATGCATTACCAAGACACTCAATGGGAGAAGATTGGGGTAAGAACAATTTAGCTAAAGCATATGTAGCAATGAAGAATTTTCAGATGCTCCCTTTAGATACCAGTATTACTAATACAGAGAATGCTTTAAACTTCCAACATTTCCAGAAACTAGACCTAGAACAAACTAGCAGGTTGATGTCAAGAATACAGTTAGCTACATATATGAAACAACAAGCATATGAAGTTATAGGTATTAATCCACAAAGAATGGGTCAACAACTTTCTCAACAAACTGCAACAGGTGTAGAACAAGCTGTAGGTGCTTCTTATGCACAAACTGAAATGTATTTCATGCAACACTCTGATTACTTAATGCCAAGAGTACATCAAATGAGAACTGACTTAGCTCAATTCTATCACTCAACAAAACCTTCTGCAAGATTAACTTATGTTACAGCTGCAGATGAGAAAGTAAATTTTCAGATTAATGGAACAGATTTACTTATGAGAGATTTAAATATATTTGCTACAACTAAAGCAAACTATAGAGCAGTACTTGAGCAGTTAAAAGGTATGGCATTAAACAACAATACTACTGGTGCATCAATATATGACTTAGGTAAATTAGTACAATCAGAAAGTATTGCTGAGTTAAATACAGTGCTTAAAGATTCTGAAGCTAAAATCAAAGCACAGAAAGATCAAGAAATGCAACATCAACAACAAATGCAAGAACAAGCATTGCAAGCTAAAGCACAAGAAGAAAAACTTAAAGCTGATGGTGCAGACATGAGAGCAGAAAAAGATAGACAAAGAGATATACTTGTTGCTGAAATTAGAGCTGCAGGATTTGGTGCTACTCAAGATATTAATCAAAATCAAATGTCAGACTTTACTGATAGCATGAGAGATATACAAAAGTCTGAACAATTTACAAGTCAGATGAGTTTAGAAAGACAAAAAGAGTCTAATAGACAAGCAAATGATTCTCAAAAAGCACAACTTGAAAGAGAAAAACTACAAGTTCAACAGTCTATTGCTGATAAACAATTACAAATTGCAAGAGAAAATAAGAACAAATTTGATGTAAAAAGTAAAACTGACAATAAGAAGAAATAACACTTAGCTATATAATGCTGAAAATGAAAAAATAAAATCTGCATATTTTAAATTTAAGAAGTTTATTTGTAAAAAAAATAGTTATATTATTTATAGTAACATAAAGACCAACATATGAATACTGATGAGCAAACAACACAAGATAACACTACCGTTTCACAAGTAGATGTAAACTTGGATGAATTATTTGGAATGCCTGGTGCAGAAAACGTGATGCTACCAGAAGAGGAAGAAGAGAAAAAGACTCTTTTTTCTAAAGATGCAAAACCTGATTATGAGTTCCTTGACAGCAAAACTGGTATAACAAGTAAACCAGATACAGCAGAGCAAATCATTACTAAGGAAGAAGTCCAAGAAACAATTGATGAATTGGATGGACTTATTTCTCAGGAAGAGGAAGCAGGTAATAAAGGTAGACCTAAAGTAGATAAGTCAGGTTTATATGAGTTAGCTACTAAGATGATTGAAGAAGGTACTCTTTTTGGCTTTGATGATGATAAAGATTTAGAAGAGTATACTACTAAAGACTTTAGAGAATTATTTGAAGCTAACTTTCAAGAGAAAGAAAGAAAGATAAAAGAAGATGCACCTAAAGACTTTTTTAATGCTTTACCTGATGAATTGAAAACTGCAGCTAAATATGTAGCAGATGGTGGACAAGATCTTAAAGGTTTGTTTAGAACACTTGCTCAAGTAGAAGAAGTATTTGAATTAGATGCTGATGATGAGAATCACCAATTC